GTTAAACACGAAATTATATATTTATGAAGTAAGAGCTCACGCTCCGAAAAGTAACAACTCAGATTGTTATTACTAGATGGGTCGTAAGACCCGTTAGGATGATATGCCATCATCTGCCCTCCACTCTAAAAGCCCTCTGCGGGGATTTTCACAGTGCATCCCCACATGTCTCCAGAGAGACGCAAATAAAGACTTTGAGTTTTTAGAGCAAACCGAGTTGGGATTTTCACAGTGCATCCCAATTAAGTCTTCAGAAAGACACTCGCCGCGCTTTAGAGATTCTCCATGAGAGAGGATTCAGGCAAACCCCGCCGTGCTGGCGGAAATTAAGTTAGCACACCAACCCCCCCCACTATATGTTCACCGTCTATTTTAAATTAAACAAACAAAAACAGAAAAACCAAATAAAAATGCTTTCCCTTGTTTATCGTGTTGTGAGTAATCCAAAAAACTCTCTGATGGTGTGAACACATGACATCTCAAAAACGTTCCTTCCCAGAACTGAGATTAGTCTAGGAAACTTAGTAGAACCTCTCCAAGGTCCATGAAACCTTGACGTTTGACTAAGCTTGTTTGTAGTATTAACAGACTTTGATTGTGTATGGATGGGTCCCTCAGAGACACCCATTTTCCGCACATGTTAAGTGTTATGCTTCAACCTTGCACCGAACCTATTCTATTTGATAGATTGTGTTTGACAGACCGTAAACCCGGTGTAGTGGTGAAGGAGTGACCATGAAGAATTTCACTCCGTATAGGTATCCGCCTGAATAATAGGACCACAAGAATCAGAACTACAACCAACAATGAACCGCTTCCTCACACTACGACGACGCGCTCGCGTCTACATTGACGCCACAGTTGAAGATCTCATTCGATGTGTTGAGCCACCACCCATGATCCAAGTGTTCATCAAGGTGTGTGGTATCACACAAGTCGCTCTTGTTAGCGACAACATGCAACCAGTGTTCGAGAAGGTTCGAAGTACATTCGTGTGCTCTGACTTTTTTCTCACTTGGAACGGCAAACTGTTGACCGTTCTCTCAAGTCCCATTGAATTGGGCATGCCTTACGGTGCCACTCTTATGTGCACTATCCGCCTTCGTGGCGGGTCCGTAACTGAGGCGGACAACGGCGCTGTTTTGACACAGCCAGAGGTGTTTATCACCAACCCCCTGTTTTGCACGCAGTCATTGAGTGTCGAGATTGAGAATCTCGTCATTCGTGCACAACACACAGACCTTGAGCTTCTGGACCTACCCCTACCGTTGGGGGAAGTCCATTCGCTACTTGGTCTCTCACACCAAGAGGTCATCGAGCGCATTCGTGCGTTAGATACCTCTGACCTTCAAGCTCGTTCTGAGTCCATCGACAACTGGTGGGTTCTCTACAAACACATTTGCAAAGGCCTCGCAGCAATGCCCGGTTACGCGGATGTAAGTTTTGGAACGATCTTCGAGGGCATCATGATCCTCAGACACTGGCACAAAACGTGTACGTCGGCCTCCGACTACTATGTTCTTGCCCGCACGGCTTACATGTGCTTCACAGGTAAGACCCTGACGTCGCGGATCATGGAGTGGCTCATCCCACCTACGGAACTTCAGGGTTTTGAGGAGGTTGTTGGAGCCATGCGCACAGCTATGGACTTGGGAAAGTCTGTCACCGAGAGCGAACTCATCAAGAGATTGCGTAAGATGTACACCTTCTTCCTCGTCCAGGGCGTGCTCCAGAGAGTAGGATTAGAGGCCACTGAGTCGGAATTCACATTCCTGGCCAAGAAGGCCAACGCCGTCAAGTATGGTTCCTCTCTCAACATGTGGGTCCATGTGATCGACACAGCTCTGTTCATCTGCGAACGTTTCATTACGTACCGCAAGACAGGCTCTGTTGATGCATTTTTCCGCGATGGTAAGGAGTGCGAGGATTGGTTGGTTGCGGCCGACAAGATTCTTGCGCTTGCACCATTCACAGCAAACTTGGAGCCACACGGTACAACGTACTTCCGTTTCCTGTCCGATCTTAGCGACGCTATTGATCGCGGTCAGGCATACGCGAAGGCCTTCCGAGTCATGGGAGCAGACAAGACCAACCCGGTCGTCAGAAAACTGGGTGCCTTGATGCTTCTGAAGAACTCGGAGGTGACCAAGCGCGCCGCTCTCAAGAGTCGTCATGCCCCACTGGGCGTGCTGATTTATGGGCATTCAGGCGTTGCGAAGTCTTCGTTCACCAAGGTACTGTACCACGCATACGGTTCGATCTTCGGATTGGACAGAGACGATCACTACCTGTACACGCGCAGCCCAGCTGACGAGTACTGGAGCAACTACGACTCAAGTATGTGGGCGATTCAGATGGATGATATCGCATTTCTCAAGCCTTCGGCTACGAGCGATGTGGATCCTACATTGAAGGAATTGCTCAACGTGGTCAACAACGTTCCGTACACTCCACCCCAGGCCAGTCTGGAAGACAAGGGTAAAACACCCATCCTAGCACAACTTGTGCTCGCGACAACCAATTGCGAGAACTTGAATGCGCAGGAGTACTTCCACTGTCCCCTTGCGGTCAGACGTCGTCTGCCGTACGTTTTAGAGGTCGCGCCAAAACCGCAGTACCGACAGGACAACGGAGTGTTCATCGAGCCAAAGAACCTGCCAGCAGCTTCGCCAGGTTTTCCAGATTTTTGGGAGATCACAGTGAAGAAGCTGATTCCCGCTGTCCAGAACGATGGACGTGAGTTGGCCACCTTAGAAGTGGTTGAGCGATTCACAGACATCAAGAAGTTCATCCAGCATTTTGGAGCTTTTGCGAAGGAATACCGCGCCAACCAATCAAAGGGTGAGGCTGCGGAGGAGTTCGTGAAGCAGGTGGAACTGTGTCCCATGTGTTGTGCGTACAAAGACGACTGCGAGTGTGACTTGCAGTTCGGTCTGAGCGCACCGATTGAGACCATCAGCTACTACGTGATGTATTCGTACGTCCGCATGTTGACCTGGTGGTTCCAGTTTACGTGGTTTCACAACGTGTGTGCTTGGGTGGCACGATACAACGTGTTTCGCTGGCTTGCCATGCGATACGTCGTACCTCATCTCCCAGCTGATCATTTCGTCCGCTTCATGCATTCGACACACCGTGTCGCGCAAGACAATCGGATGAAGATCTCGATAGTGTTTCTGACGCTGTTGGCCACATCTGTGTCCATCTACGTTTATGCCACCCAAGACAAGAGTTCGTCTGAGACGGATGAGTCGGAAATGGAGGCACAAGGAAACGTCTTGGGCACTACTGAGGATGATCTCCAGCAGGAGCCAACAGCCAATGTTTGGTATCGCGATGTGGTCGAGTTGCAAAATTTCGATCTACCGCTACCAGCCACGAGCTTAGTTGGTAAGCAGCCGGAAGAGATGCGTGATTTGTTCGCCCGTAACATGGTTTCCGTTGCCATCAAGGCATTGGATGGACCGTACCGCGGCAACACACGTGGTTTCTTCTATCGGGGTTCTACCCTGGTGCTTAACAACCACACGCTGAAGGGGGAACACTTGGAGCTCACTATCCTTCGGGGTATGCGAGCCGATGGCGTGTGCCCCGCGATCACGTTGACGGTCAAGAAGAGCGATTTCGCATGTGATGCGAGTCGTGACTTGGCTGTCCTTCACGTTGCGTCAATGGCGCCTGCACGAGACCTTTCAAAGTTCTGGTGTGAGAACATCATTCCAGTCGACAAGATGGTCGGCTTGGGACGCAGCAAGTCCGGAGAGTGTGATCATCGCATGATGCATGGAGTCTCGCTTTTCGAGATGCCGCTGAAGGATCTTGAGGGAGAATTCCCGGTGTTCGTGGGCAACTGCTCAGAAGTCACACGTGGTGGCGACTGCGGTACGTTGTACCTTGCGTACACTCCGCGTGGCTACGCCTTTGTTGGCATGCACGTTGCAGGATACGAAAACAAGGCTGGTGTGATGCGCATTCTCAAGTCGGAACTGGATGTTCTATGTGAGCAGGTGCAGCCACAGGCAACCGTGGTTAGCGGCGAGGGGTCTCCCCTGCTGTCGCTTCAAGGTTCGCCTATCCTCCTTGCGCCGCACCCCAAAAGTGTGTTTCGATACATTGAAAAGGGGTCTGCCGAGCAGTTCGGGAGGTTGCCAGGGTTCTTGCCCAAGGCTAAGTCGAAAGTGACTTCTACCCCTCTTCGGGAGGTGATGGAAGAGCACTATGGCGAAGCATGTGGCTACACCCAACCAGCAATGGACGGGTGGGAACCAATTCGCAACAATGTGCAAGAGATGGTTGTTCCAACTGTCAACTACGATCGAGAGGTCTTGGACAAGTGCAAGCGCGCTTTCTTGACTGAGATCGTGGCAGGGTTGCCCGCCAACTGGCAGGGTAGTCTTGTCGAACTTTCAGATCTGGCAGCCGTCAATGGCTTGCCTGGTGTGAAGTTCGTTGATAAGCTCAACACGAACAGCTCGATGGGATTTCCGTGGAACAAGTCGAAGAAGCAATTCTTAGACAAGATTCACACAGAACGTTACCCTGATGGCGTGGATTTTCCTGAGGACGTGTGGAAACATGTCCGAGATGTGGAAGATTGCTACGCGGAGGGTCGACGAGCCTACCCCATCTTCATGGGCCACCTTAAGGATGAGCCTGTGACGCACGCCAAGCGTACTGCGAAGAAAACCCGCCTGTTCGCAGGTGGTCCAGTTCACTGGTCTATCGTGGTCCGTAAAACCTTGCTCTCATTCGTCAAGCTTGTTCAGGAAAACAAGTTGACCTTTGAGGCAGGCCCAGGCACAGTGTGTCAGTCGATTGAGTGGCAGGAATTGAGAGATTTCCTCACCAAGTTCGGACTTGAGCGCATTGTTGCTGGCGACTACTCGAAGTTTGACAAGCACATGATTGCCGACTTCATCACAGCCGCCTTCTGGATCATCGCTGAACTGCACAAGCTTGCAGGGCACGATGAGGTCATGTATCGTAAGATCATGGCTATCGGAACGGACGTGGCCTTCCCCGTGATGAATATCCGGGGTGAACTGGTCATGTTCTACGGTACCAACCCGTCTGGGCACCCACTGACAGTCATTGTCAACTCGCTCGTCAACAGCCTGTACATGCGATACGCTTTCGCAGTATTGGGTTACGATGTCACGCACTTCAAGGAGTATGTTGCGCTGATGACGTATGGAGACGACAACACGATGGGTGTCTCGCCAGAGGTACCACGATTCACTCACACAGCCATCCAGGCAGTGTTGGGTGACATCGGTGTTACGTACACGATGGCGGACAAGGAGTCTGAATCCACAGCATACATACACATCAACGATGTTGCTTTCCTCAAGCGAAAGTGGCGTTTCGATGCTGATGTTGGCGCATACGTGTGCCCACTGGACGAAGACTCTATCAAGAAGTCCCTCATGTGCTGGCTCCCATCCAGCACCATCTCCCCGGAAGCTCAAACGATCGCTGTCATGCAGGCAGCAATCAACGAGTACTTCTGGTATGGAAGAGAGGTCTTCGAAGAGAAGCGCGCCTTCCTCACAAGTTGTGCAGCGCAGGAGCCGTTCTCGTACTATGTTACGGACTCCACCTTCCCCACCTGGCAGGAACTGAAAGATCGGTTCTGGGGGTCATCATGCTAGGGCGCAGGCGTGGACTTGGCTGTCCCCGTCTGTTTAAACCAACAGTCACAGAAAATCTATAAAATGGAAAGGCGTGAAGTTGATGTGGTGACTTGCCAACGAAGTACCACACCCATTGCTGAGGTAGAGGAGACGCCTCAGTATTGGAGTATGAAATTCTCCCTCCAGTCGGAGGAGACATCCGACGAAATAGGTGCGACAACAAGCGTAGCCGCAGCAATTGAAGAGAGCGAGACCGTAAGGTTCGTTGACAATGCTGTAGGCGCGGTTCTACACCTACCG